CTTTGTCTGTGTCTGTGTCTGTGTCTTTGTCTGTGCCTGTGCCTGTGTCTGTGTCTGTGTCTGCGTCAATTTCCGCTTCGCTAAGACCGGAGAAGGTGTCTGAGTTGAAGGCGAGCTTGCCTGTCTGAACCTGCACATGCGGACGAGCGTCGGCGTCGACGAGCGCGGTGAGGCGCGTCGAGCCGCTGCCGTAGTATTCGGCGTTTTCAGGATGCATGGTGCACCAACCGCCTGCCTTGCCGACCGTGGTGCATAAGGCTATGCCTTTTTCGTCAGAGGCTTCAGGCAGATCAATCCACTTGCCACCTTTTTGGCCGACGAAGCCGATGTCGAATTCAGGGGCGTCGATCCGAGCATTGGTCTTGGAGATTTCGGCAAGCTCTTCTTTGGCCATGCGCATAGCTTCGTTTGAACGCCAGTTGTCTATCGCTACGCTGCGGCGCACAGCTGCCTCCGTCGACACATTCTTCAACTGGTCTGGGCGCAACCGAAGTTCCGCAGGCATAGCCTCTTCGGTCATTGAAGCCCTCAGGTTGTCGAGCATGTGTCTGAAGCCTGTGTGTTCCGACAAGAAATATTCGTTGTCGATTGTGTTGATAGGAGTTTCGGGGTCGAGCTTTTTCAACCAAGGGTTGTCCTTAAACAAACGCACGGACTCACCCGTCGTCCTTGCGTCCACGGGATCCAAGAATTCCCTCGCCGGCACACTGCTGACCAGAGCGTCGGCCCTGTTTTCCCAAAGTGCCTCGTCTGCGGTTTTGCTTTCAATGCTTGCGTGCGGAGACAAATTACGATGCGCAGCAGCTCGTTCAAGTTCTTGCTGGGACACATCATGGCGATTCAGCACGATACCTTCTCCGGCAAGGCGGCGCAGAGGGTCTTCCGGAGTTGCCATTTCGTTTTGGATGTACTTTGCAAGTTTCTGCTCAATCCAATTGTTTTGAGCATTCACAGGCTCTATGCTTCCGATCACACGGTTGGCGTTCTCGACAAGGTCTGCGCCGTGAAGCTCTGGATTCGCGACGATACGGTGCCAGTAATCTACGTCTTGAACGGGCTTGTCCTTGAACTTTTCGACAAGTTGATGAACTCCCTGACTTGTCTTCGGCCAGTTGCCTCCGCGCTGCTTGACGGCCATGCCGATGACAGGCTCAATGGGACCAGCAATGTGGCTGGCGAGACCCCCACCGATGTCGACGTTCATTGCTGTGTTAACGGCGTCCTTCACGGCCTCTTCCGGAGCGCTGTATGCGCCAGAGGCGGCGTAAGCCGGCGCGAAGTACGCTTTGACCAAGTCGTACAGAGCCTGCGGGGCTGTGACGCCGGTGATGACGTGGCGAGGCCCTTGACCTTTGGGTCTGACGACCTCCGTGGTGACGCGAGGGAGCAACGCTTTGCGGTCGGAGTCAGGCTCCATGCCGGTGTATTTTTTGACCATGTCTTCCAGGGAACCCACGAGGCCGCCTTCGGAGAAGCCCTGTTCGGGTTCTACGGCCACCGCTTGAGCGAGAGCGGCCTTGGCTCGGTTGAGGTTGTCCTGCTGGTATTGACGGAATGCCGCTTCGGCATGTCCTCCAGTTGATTCAGACGAACTGGCTCGCTTGAGCTCGTCAACGATATCCTGGCTTGGCTTACGCGGCATATGGGTTGATCCTCTGTTTTGGCTTGACTTTGGGTTCGTCAATGTCTTTTGATTTCGGCAACTCGAACCACCGTTCATTCTTAAGATAAATTACGGCCTGTGTGAATGTGTCGACGTAGTCATCGTGCTCGGCCACGGGGAACTTCGCCACTTGTCTCAGGAATCCATCCGCCCACGTCACAGCTTGACCGGGCAACTTCGACGATTCAGGAACCCACACCAACCCAAGTTCAAGGGTCGGCGCGGCCTGATGAGCACGGCTGATTTTGTCTGCATTGCCAGGATTGTACCCAATCGCCGGGACCTTTGCAAGGCGCAAGTCCTGCAGCAGGCTTTGGCCGCTGGCCTTTGCCTCAACCAATATGCGGTCCGGGCGGCGGGCGCGAGCGTAAGGGTTGTCCTTGCTCATCACACCGTATTCGGTCGTCCAGTCCTTGATGGCACGGGCGCGGAGGTCAGGATAACCAAGATGCTCATCCCATGCGTCAATCAGCATGATGTTGCGCTGTCCATTGTGAGTGAAGACGGCCCAGACCGTACACGCAGTCGGGTCACCGGTCGTCTTCTCAGTGAACGCGCAGTCGTAGGATTGCAATATGTACTCAAACTGGGGAAGCCCTCTGTCTGAAGGCCACAGTTCGATGTACTTGGTCTTGAGTATACCGCCTTCGGACGGCGTAGGGTCCTGCTGCAGCTGGCCGGCCGTGCCGTAAGCACGCAGAAACTTCTTGAGCTCTTCGATCTCCTTGGGCCCAAAACGCTCTGGGCATATCAACTCACCGACCTTTTTCCGAGGGTCGTAATAGCCGAGGCATGTCTTGCGCCTGACGCCGTCCCATTCGGCCGGTATCATGATGTGCTCCCATCCGCCGACGTCTTCAAGAATGTGTCCGCTGATGTCGCGTTCGTGGAGGCGCTGCATGATGGTGACCATGGCGTCTTCTTTGGGGTTGTTCAAGCGTGTGGACCACACCATGTCGAACCACTCCAGAGCACTCTCGCGCATCACTTCGCTTTGAGCGTCTTGCGCTGAGTGTGGATCGTCTAAAATCAACCGGCTTCCACCTTCACCGGTGGCCGTGCCTCCGACGCTGGTCGCGATGCGGTAGCCTGTGCGGTCATTTTCAAAGCGCTGCTTTGCGTTCTGGTCGCCAGAAAGACTGAACACTTGCCCCCAACGTTCCTGATACCAAGGAGACTGGACCAATCTCCTGGCCTTCAGGTTGTCCCTTGTGCTCAGGGAGCCACTATAACTCGCGCAGAGGAACTTCTCCTGAGGATTGGTCAACCACTCCCACATTGGCCATATAACGGACACTATTGTCGACTTGCTGTGGCGCGGAGGAATGTTGATAAGCAGCTTGCGTATTTCGCCATTCGTGACTGCTTCAAGATGTTCGCAAATTGCTTCGATGTGCCAGCTTTCGATGAAAGGCACGCCCGGCTCAACCACCGGCCAGCACTGCCGCACGAACTCGTATAAATGCGCAGAAGCCGCTCGGCGGCGGACTTCGTTGCGTGCTTGCGCAAGTATTTCGAGCGGGTTGTTCAATTCACGCTGTTCCTTACTCGCATGATCCCGACAATCTGTCTGTGCATCATCATGCGTTCAATGTTGATGAGCTCTTTTTCCAGCCACAAATCGGCCATCTCCTCTTCAAGCCGGGCTATCTTCGCCCAAGGCCATAGGAACTCCAGCACGCGGCGCATCACTTTTTGCCCCCGACGGCCTTCTCGAGCAGAGCTGTCATGGTGGCAAGCTCTTCGTCGGTCAAACCCTTGAGCTGTTCAACTCCAAGCGTCACCGACGTTATGGGGCCTCCGTCTGCACCTGTCACTTCTGTTGTGACTTTGTCTCCATACACCTTCGGGCGGAGCTTGCTCAGGAGCCACTTGCGACTGTCGACGCGCAACCGAGCATGCTGCACGGCCGCTCCGTCGATGCGCACGGAACCGTTGGCGTCTGTGAAGGTAGAGGGAGTTTCGTCGCTGACGGTGAGGACTTCCTCAGCCCAGTGGTCGACCACCGTAGAACGAGCACGCGCGTACAGCTCTTGATGCTCGGGGGTCTTGTCTCTCCACTGCAGGATGGTGGTTTTTGGAACCTTGTGC